CATTTCATAGAAAGTGTATTGGCGGCCGCGCAGGGCTTGTCGTTTGTTTTCTGTCATGGCTGCATAATTTTAAGTCGCACAAGTTCATTGTAACACCGCATTGTCGCGGGTTTCGGGCAGGCGGGTGAGTATTTCCTTCACCTGTGCCATGGTATTAAAATTAAAAGTCCCGCAAACAGAAGGCTCATCAACTACACCCGGAGGGATAATTGCATCTGCTTTTGGGACTAATATAATTTCTTTTGATTCCATGATGTAGTTAATGAGCACTACAAATATATGTAAAATAATCCACATCTCATAAAGTTTTTAAAGTAATTTCCGTGCGTGGTCTCTCTGAATAAAGTTTATATGCAGTTAATTGACAGATAAGTGCATCATCTTTGTAATAGATTTTATTGAGTGCATCCTGGACAAATTTTGTCAAATTATCTAAGTCTGGTCTTCCTGAATGATGTTCCGGTGCGGAATCTTTTAACATATCACTGTTTTTACCGCTTCTGTAATGAGATCGGGGTCTGGACATGTAGAACACCAACTCCAAGGCAATAGGCTCGGAAATCGGTTCTTTTGGGGCTTCCTGTTGAATTATTGAGGCAAATGTTTCTTTTGACTTTGCAGACGGATCATAACTGCCAGAAAAAGTCCCTCTGGTAAAATGCCTGTGCCTTGCTTGTGCCTTTGGCTCACCCAATATTGTGCGTTTTATTTCCATTACTTCTTCACCTCCGTTCCTATTATTTTCAATTGTTCTGGCAGAAAACACATCACCTCTCCTGTCTTGACATGCTGGCAAATTGCAACTGTAAAACTCACTCCTGTCTCATTGATAATGTCCATTTTCAATCCCCAATGTAACAAAAAATACAAGTCTTTCTCAATTGGCGATTCATTTTCTTTCAGTTCACCCTCTTTCTCATATGTTACCTCTGCCAATGTTCTCATCTTTTATGTATTTCCAAATCCATCCTTGTTTTGTCGGTGTGCCTCGAAGCATTGCTTTGTATATCCCATCAGCCGTAAATCCTGTCTTTCTTGCTGCCTCTTTTTGGCTTCCAAAAGTGTTCAATAAATTATCTTGTGCATCATCTGACCGATTTTTTTACTTCCATGTCCAAATTCAATATGTCTGCCTCTCTCATATCCTGCCACCCATGCCAGATCAACATATTTCCTCACTTCTCCTATGCAGTCCTCACAGACTATCCCTCCCATCCTCATGTCCCTCACAATACGATTAACAGCAATATCTTTCTCCATAGGTTAATAACATTCCTGATTGATCTTGACAAACTCTTTCATAAGTTGTTCTTCTGTAGGTTTCTCCTTTATGCGATTATTGAATGTACGTGATTTTGCGCCTTTGCGTTCGCTCCAATCAACTGTTCCCAGTCTGCCAAAATCAATCTGCTCAGCACCAGCTAATGTCAAGTCTTTTACTAGAATGTTCTTAATACTGTCCCTTTCATCATCAATAATACCTTTGATGCCATTAAGGACTTTATCACGCTTACACAGATCATAAGTACGCATTATCCCTTCGATAGAATCTCTTTCCCTGAGAAATTTCTCATTCATAAAAGATGTATATGCCTCCGTGTGATCCGGCTCAGGTTCGTATTTCTGAATGATAGCATCGTATTTCTCCACTTCTGCTATGTTACCTGCCTTCTCTGCCTCCTGCTTCTTGGAAAACGCTTCTTTCGCGGGTAAAACACGATTTTCCCAAAACTGCTTGCTTATGTCAATGATGCGTGTGCAAAGACCATCATCCCTTTGAACTTTCTCAACCATGAACTCATTGCCGTCTTTTAATATAGCTATCTCTGCATAATCGGTTTCTAGAATAATCATATAGACATGAACCTGTATCAGATAACTTATGGGGATTCCGTCGATCCACATTTGGCTTGACCAATAACTAAGTGTCTTAATTTCGAGTACTGCCTCCGTTGTTAATTTCTCGCCTGTAAGAAGATTAATCCCCCCCTTAATATTCTGTATCCTGTCAAATGAACCAAATAACCACGGATAAGTCGGATTGACCACAAGTCTATTAACATTTCTGCATTGGCGAATAATCTTATTATTTTTGAAGTTTTCAATCCATCCATCATTTGTACCATCGTAAAACTCCCATAACTTGGCGATATTATCCTCCATATATCTTCCAAAGAACATCTTTGCATTGTCAATCTGTCGTGGTTCTGCCATGCCGATTTTTTCATAGAAGGTGCGTGTCACAGTATCGTATTTATTTAATCCGAGTACCGTACTCATCTCACTTCCTCCTATTCCTGATTGACGGTATTTGAACCATTCAGAGGTTTGCTGCGGTATATATGTTATTATAAGATCACTTTTCATAACAATCTTTTTTTGGTAATATCATTATCAATTTTGGTGGCACAATTGTTACATATTCCTTCTGTAATATAATGGCATCCTTAAGGTCTTGTGGTAAATGATCATAATTTAATTCTTCATAAATACCTTCTTCTTTCGTTTTTTTATACCAATAAGGCATGTGGTAATATTTATCACCTGAAGCAGTAATTACAATAGTTGAAACCATATTCAGGATTTCTTCGCGTTCTTTTGAGAATTTTATTTTCATATATTCAATGCTTTAGGTGGCTTAATATCCAATTTTAATGGCAGTAACTCTTTGTATATATCGCCAAAGATTGCTGCAAGCATATCGGCCTGCGCATTCATCATTTCAGCCTCCTGTTTACCATCATTACTAATGTTCGCATACCAAATGTCATACCATTTTGATAAGTTATTCACAAGTGTTTCATGCTGCTCCACAAGTTTTAATGCCTCGAAATAGAAGTCCTGATAGAATTGAAGCCATTGTGACATTATAATCAACTTGGCATTGGCTACCTTTCTCTGTTCATCATCACGCCATGGGTAGCTCTTATCCTCCATGATGACCTTTGCTTCTTTTACTTTTGTCTCTTGTGGATCGAGTACTTTTTGTTTCCACTGTTCTAGCTTATTGGCAAAAGCATAATTGTTAACATTGCTCATAGTAAAATATTTTATATTCATTAGTAAAATAATGATCAACATCGTCAATGACAATAACACTGCAACTTTTTCGAGGAAACTTAACCTTATCTCCTATTTTGATGTTCTTACAAGCCTTTCCTGCCTGTATTACAATACCTGTCTCTGCTAACATCTCTTTCGATGTTCCGGGTATTATTAACTTTCCTGTCTTTGTTCTTTCAGGTAAGTTGTCTGGCTTAATTAAAACTGCGTTTCCTAATATTTGCACTACTTCTTTCCTTTCTCTTCTTTTGGTGTATAGTTTTTATCAATGAACTCCTCAAATAGTTTAATGAAAGTCTTGCCGGCATGAACAGCCTTTTCTTCTGATTCAAAGCATAGGTGCGAACTGACATTCGTATTCGTGTTATCGTAGTTGTAATCCGCATACGAAAAACCGAACCCGGAAGAAAAATTAAAATATGGCCACCATTTTTTTTCATCGCTATTATTCCAGTCCGGGATCCATCCCTGGTTGATTGCCCTTATTACTGCTTTCAATTTCATATAGGCAATTTCATCAGAAGTATCAGAACAACTGAAAACTTCACTTGGATCAAGTTCAAGTTCTTTGCAGGCATCTTCGAAGGTTTTGATATCCCTGAAGTCTTTCTTCCGGAAGCAATCTTTACCAAATGCTTCCTCCAGCTCCGCCTTAAACCAGTCTTCTGATTTAGGATAGAGTTTCTTTGCTTTTTCTTTGTTGATTTCCACTTTCATGAAATTAGTATTTAGCTGTTATGAACTCCTCGTTCCCGGACATAGCATTATATAAGTCCTGCCTTTCTGGTTCGGGGATAGGTCTGATCAAACATAACTTTAAGTTCTTATCAAGCCATGTATAAAAATAGTACGATCCTCTGTACGCAATTCTAAAAGTATATTTTTCATCAAGATCCATCTCTACAATACCTCGCTTCACCATGCGTGCCAAATCTTTTGTCTGAGTGATCTCGGCATTATAATTCTCTTCAGCATCCTTCAATGCTTTTTTTGCATCAGTCATGGCGTGTTCTGCATCAGACCATTTTTTTTCAAATACTGGAACAATGTTTTCAAGTAGGTCAGAATATTCCTCACGAATATCTACTTTTTCTTTGTTGTCCATGTGACGACTTGCTGTCAATGGTTGGTTAACAGCTGTAAGTTTTCCTCCGATAAACTTAGCCATATCTTCTGCTGTATCAAATACTCCAAATGATTCTGGCATATTACTGCCATCATGTGCCACTTGAAATTCAATGTGTGTTGGTCTGTAAAATTCGTTCTTCATAGCAATTTATATTAAGTTATTAAAATGGTAGTTCCTCTGATTCATCACTCTCAAATACTTCTTCTTTTTCAGGATTAAGTTTCCCTTCAATGGATTTGACTTCTTTCTTCTCATCAATAATAAAAAATCTCCCTCCCTTGCTGTAATCCATGCGCATCCTGATCTTACCCATCCTGCCAATCTCCTCAAATCTTATCTTCTCAACATTTACAACAGTTGGTGCATTGCTGTCATAAATTATCTTATCATCCTCAGTAGCATCATCCGGTATTTCTATTGCAGGACGTTTCCTGTTTGTATATCGATGCAATATTATTCCAATATCCGGTTTTTCCTTCCATGCCGAACTACCTTTGATGTCATAAAGACAAGGCATCCTATAATTAATACCTACTTTCTCAATCTTAGTAGGGTGCGCAATAAGAATACAATGAACATCATAAACATCACAGAAATTGACAATATAATCAAGCTGTTTGCTTATGAATGTTGTTTCGGTCTGGTTCTTTGGTTGCTCATGCTCGATCTTATTCCACGCATCAATAACGAATCCAAAGATATTCTCCGTCTTTTTGAGGTAAATAAGATACTGTAAGAGACTTTCCATACTGTTAACATGATCACTATCCACCTTTCCGTTCCATGTCTCAAAATTGAGCTTATTAGGCGATATAAAGAAGAAATGTTTCTGGATATATCTCATGGTCTTTGCACGGAGTTCTTCCGTCATGGAGTTCTTAAAACCCCTTCTGAATGATTGCCCTGTTATTACCTCTGCCACTTTTGCCTGTTCTCTTGATACGGGACGGTTTTCAGGAGTGAATAATGCCCATTTGATAACTTCTTCGTTATTGTGGCGCACAAATTCCGAAAGATACCATCTTGCCCAAACTGATTTTCCAGCAGAAGGTAATCCTGTAAGTACAGTAAACTGTTTTCTTTTCAGAGTAAATAATTTGTCTAATTCTTCGATGCCAATTCCATATCCCGGAGTAAAACCATCGGCAGCAATCATCTCCAATTCCTCTTTTACATCCTGCGGCCTGATAATGCCCCTTATCGGGAATGATGACAGATTATTGTAACATTCATCCACACCTTCCTTGCCCAATGCCGGAAGGAGAACATCAGACTTATTATTGCCCTTGAACACATCGTTGATGTCTTTATAGCCAATCGGATAGTTTATGTACTTACACCTTTCCTTTCCAAATATAAAAGCTAATTTGTCCCTCAGAACACGACCTGGCGCATCATTATCAGTTGAGAAGATTATCCTTTCAACATCTTCAAAAACACTTTTCATATATTTATCGTTGGCATAATCGAACTCATGGTCAAACTCTTTTGCATCAGGATTAGGTGCTCCCTGTGGTACGCTGACCACATTCTTATAGCCACACTGTTTCCATGTCAGCCAATCCCATTCACCTTCAGTTATTATGACCTCTTTTTTATCTCCCTCATCAAATGATAATGATTGCATACCAAGAAAGATAGACCTTGTACCAAGATTCTTAGGCATCTGCCACCATTTTGGCGCATCCTGATCAGGTTTCCATCTTACATTAAAATATTTTACATTAACAAGTGTCTCATTGATATAAAATGGGAATCCCATGATCGGTTTGCCAGACATAGAATATTCATAAATCTTTTCTTTCTGTGCAACCTTCATGTCTATACCACGCTTTTCCAGATATTCCCTGACCTCTTTGGAATATGTCTCAGCAATTTGTTTTGGCATCTGCGATTTCTCCAAGACCTGATTATATTTGTCCATCAAATCCAGATTACCACTCCAATAGCAATGATGACATTTAAAGTACCTGTTATCCGGTTCATTATTCACGGTAAGACAATGAACATTCTTATGATGCTGACGTGTCTCATTGCACTTCGGGCAAATGGCAGTCCACCGTGTACGTCCTTCTAATACTTTTATGCCAAGATCGCTAAATTCCATTATATCTTTAGGTATTTTTCACTCTTGCTGTTTCTTATGACAAACTTCGGACCTTCGTTCTCCTCGTCAGAAAACGGGAAGCAATAATCTAACTCAGTTGTTAAAACAGAATCCCTATAAGAAGGACGCATCTTATTTGTTATCGTAGACACAGCCATCTTTGTTAATTGCGAAAACTGATTTACGGTAAACATATTGTACCTTAAATATGTCCTTACCATCTCAATAGGGATGCCTGTTCTTTCCGATATTGCATCGTTGAGTGCCTGATCTATTTTTACAAATTGGCATTCGATTCCGCTTATTAAACCAAATTTTTCTTCCATGGATAATTATGATTAAATATTCGCAACAAATATAATAAATATATAATACAATACAAATAAAATAAACAAATTATTTTTAATAACCACAAAACAAAAAGAGGCTATCCGTAGATAACCTCCATTTTATGAGTCTGTGCGTGCGTTGTTAAAATGTAACAGTCGCACCAAGCAAAAGTCCGATTTTACTATTACCTATATTATAGTCAACACCAACGTTTAGAAAATCAAATGCACTGACTGTTAATGCAGGCTTTATGGATGCTATGGAGATATTCTCCATGTTTGTACCCAATAATAGCAAGAAATTAAAGCCAAATGTGTTTATAAGCGTACCATCAGCATTTGTAGTGTAATAACGATACCCTACTCCCGGACCGACTGCATCCAGTGCAGATGACTGCCATTGCTTTGATAACTTATCATAAGTTAGCTCTGTTGCTACAATAGCTGCTTGAAATCTCCATAGCCACATACCCGGTGTTGCTAGTTGTGCTGTGGTCTTAATAATTGTACTCTTTACTTGGAATAGATTCTTAGGTACAGGCTTCCAAATACTTACTCCATCCTGTGCATGTGCAGTAATTCCTATTCCTGACATGATAACCGCCAAAATAAGAATCTTTGAGGCATTTTGAATTGGTGCAACCTTCATAGGCGTTGCATTTTTCTCTGTTGTCAACATCTGTCCCTGTGAATTTGTTCCAAGATTTTTAAGAACATAAGCAAGACCAGCACTTAAAGCTATCATTCCAACAGATTTAAATAATGCTAGGTCTAAAGGTTTTCCGGCTGCGATGGCTTCATACAAAAAGGTTATGACGGCTGTAATAAGTGCAACCACTAATCCTTTAAAAAAGTCACGAGCATTTAATGTAAAAAAGTTTGATTTCATTTTAGATGATTTTAATATTATGTAAATCCTATACATTGTAGAAACTTTCATCAAATATACAATTATTTCTGAACTTCAAATAAATCTATTTTTTAGTTGGCTTAAAATCAGCTTTAGTCTGAGCAACGGCCTGGTTCCATTCATCCCTTAATCGTACTTGTAATTCCGTTAATTCTGGATTTCTATTATCTGGTTTTTGCTGACTTGACTTCCACTGCGATTCTTTCAGGCCAATATGATTCTTTACATTTTGTCCAAACCGGTTAACTGTTATCTCATTGAATGCCTTCACATCTTCTTCCGACAGTTCAATTTTCTTTCCTCCCCTGTTTATGCTGGTTACACGATTTATGTTCTTAAATGCCCCATATTCCATTAATTTATCATAGACCTCTTTATTTTGCTCTTTTAAGTGTTCTGTGAAATATACGCTCTTAGGTGTAGGATAGACTTTCTTCTCAGCTTCAGACATCTTGTTATAAAGATCAACTTTGTCATCCTCTGGCAAACGGTTATACATTTCAATATTGATGTCTTTATTTTCTCCTCCGATATTGTCCAATAAATCCTGTCCTTGGAAAATAGTTATCTTGCCATCCTTGACATTTTGATTTATAATATCAGTCATCTTACTAAGATTTTCTTTAGACAATGGCTTGCCGGCTTCTCCTGCTTCGACAATCTTATGTATGTCTTCTCTGACCTTCAGCTTATTTTTTTGATTTTCTGATTGCTTTCCTCTGGGATATCTGTCATAATAAGTGTTCCTGATATTCTTTTCTAATGGAGTGAAATAATGCCTTTCCCTTACACCTATGGTGTTAATAAAATTATCCCATAGCCTGTTATCACTTTGATTCTTTCCCCACCCTTCAGGGAACATCTTCGTTATCTGTGTCGGCATTGGTGATGTAACAATAGATTTTAACCAATCCGTTGTGCTCTCAGGGATGCCTTGATAATCACGTCTTGTCAACCCTTCCACCCCTACGCTTCGGAATAATGGAGATAACCTATTATATGTAAACCTTCGTGGGTCATTAAATAACTCCCACATATCTTCCGGCACACTTCTCATGGTATATTCATTTTTCTTATAAACAAAAGAAAAAGGTTTATCGAAGTGATAATCATCATCAAATAACTTATTCAAAAGCCTTGATGCAACAAACAATGTTCCGCCTAAGATTATTAATGCTCGCCTCTGCTCTGCACCTTTTGGAGTCAATGCCTGCCCAACAAACTTAGTACGTGCTTCCAGAAAATCCGGTGCTAGTGCCATTGTTCTGAATATATGCTGCATGGTAGGGTTTCTACCTATCAAATCATAGTTGAGATTCCCATAAGCAGCATTGGATTGATTGGCTGATAACGCATAAATCTGATCTTGTGAATATTTTTTTTGGTATCTTTTTAAATTACGGTCCAGCATGTGCTCAGCAGTCGTTAATTTTAATTTTGGTATGTATTCATTAAACAGATATTCCTGTAGTGGCAATATGGTGTCTTTTATAATAGGAATCTTACTTGCTATGTTTAAAGAAGCGAGCCCTTCTGCGAAATTTGACTTTGCCTGAAAATCATATAACTGCAAGCCACCTTTTATTAATTTTTGATGCGTAACATCTTCCGGATTAAATTCTTTCAAGCCCCATATAGGATTCACGGTGTGCCCTATGGCATGAAACCCTTCCTGTATATAATGGAAGAAAGGTGATAACATAAAGATCGTCTGCTTTGTCACATTAACCCCTTTTGATATTGCCCTCAAAGGAACGGATTTCATCAGATCGGACTTACCGAGTATGTTTGATAACCTGGTAGCATAATCTGGATGTACAACTAATTCTCCTTTTGCGAATACATTTGTTCCATCTGGTGTTTTTGTTGCCCAGTACCAATCCCGGAAAGCCGGATGGTTCACATATTTGTAATCAGATACCTCTTCAGGTTTTGTATAAGGATTCACCAGTGCTGCTTTTGCAATATTCTCATCTTTTGTCAGGCTTCCCATCCCTGCATTGGCAATAACAGGTCTGCCATCGGCTGCTTTGCCTTCTGTGAGATTTTTTATGAAAGCACGCGAGTAAAGAGTTCTGGCAAATCCTTTTGAGTAAGCAGGGATGATGTCTTTGAAATCCTTATCTGCTCTGAACCCTGCCTGTTCCAGATCAAAGAAAGTCTTAAAAATTCTTCCTCTGGCATATTTGAAATTGGTGTTTAATTTGCCATTATCAAAACCACCTATTACTTTTGTCACCTTTGGGTCATCCGGTCTGACTCCAAAGTGTGTGACATAATTTTCAACCTGTGATTTTAATATTCCCGCATCATATCCCATTTTAAGCATATCATCAAAATATTCTTTTATGGAGTTTGCTATCTTTATCTCATCAGGAGTAAGGGTTTGCGCATCTTTATATCCCTGTTTGAAAGCTACCTTTGAATCATTCTCCCTCTTTTTAAGTGTCTCAACATCTCCATCTGCTTCAATATAATTCACAATGGCATTCCTGCGTGATCTTAAAGGGATTTTCTTCTCTGCAAGTTTTGTAAAATCCATTAATGCCTTATCATTTATCTGCTTTGCCAGACTCCAATCACCAAGTGCTTGCTTATAATCTGTCCAGTCAGGCATACTCGAATATGCTTTCCATACAGCTTTGGCATTTCTTTTAAATTGGTCAAGTTGTTCCTGATCTTATCATCAATATTCTTAGGTGCAAATTTTGAGATTTTGTTTTTTATACTCTGCAACCATTCTTTCATCGAGACTTTCTGTGTAGGAACAGATTTTAAATCTTCAATCAATTTAGCTTCCCGTTCTGATTTTATTTTTCCAAACTCAGTTTCTTCAAAAGGAATAGGTTTCTCTGCTTTAGCCATTTCTGCAAGTTCGGGGACATTATATATTTTCTCTCTCAAATCCTGTTCTTCTTTCTTTGTTATTTCACCTGCCTTCAAAGCATCCTGTACATCACCAATGGATCTATATGTCTTGCCCTTAAACTCTATTCCTTTTGGCTTTTCGTATTGTTCGGCAATAGGTTTTTCTTCACCTTTTGCCTCAACTGGTTTAGTATCTGCTGCTGTGCCTGCTGGAACGTTATCTTCTTTTCCTTTGCCAGTTGTAGTGCCTGGTTCGTTAATTTGTTTTTCATTTACGGGTTTTATTTCTGGTTTTTCGCCTGTTTCTCTGAATTTTTGTTCTGCTTTATTTGCTTTTTCGTGTGCCTCTTTATAGGTTGTGCCATTATTGAGCATATCGTTTCTTTCAACATTCTCATGTAATATAGTGGCTTCCCTGTCTTTTTCACCAAGAACATCATCAATCCACATTTCTCCCTTTGGCACATAAGACGGATAAGCACCTTCATTACCCCCCTGTGTGAACTCCTGATGAATGTTATCTCTTATGTACAGCCCATTTACGGCATATATCTTCGTCCCATCATCGAGAGTCTGTATTAGTTTCTTAGGCAATTTTTTCAATGCTTCTTCCGCTCCATCTTTTAATTTAACAGAAGCAAATTGCTCTTTCATTCCTTTTGGAGCATCCTCTTTATTCCAATATTCTGGTTTTACTTCTTCAGGCTTTGCTTGGCCTTTTTCTGTGCCACCTTTATTATCGCCATAATTGTCAGCAAGGAAGTTTTCTTCAGCAACTCCGGCTTCTTCTGATGCTCTGGCTGATTCGGTAACGTAGTCTTTGATTCCATCGTATTCGTCTTTAGTGATTAAACCATTCTCCAATGCTTTGTCAATATCCTCATAAGAATATTTATCAAGTTCTGCTTTATTTTTGTCTGCAAGAATCTCTGCTTTTGCATCTGCAATCTCACTCGGAGACACAGTTACTTTTGTTTTTGACACATTATCCCAGATATCAATGCCACCATGCTCTTTCCACATACGTTCTAACTCTCTTAGGGTAGAAAGTGATGCTGCACTCTTCTTATTGGCTTTGATGTCGTTAAACGCTTGCGCACGTTGATCATTGCTCAATCCTCCAATAAGCACACCAAATAGATCAGGATTAGTATCAAGCACATCATTAACGTGTTCCTGAAATGCTTCGGGATATTCGTTTAATAATTTCTGCCCTTCAATCTTTTCTTTGCTTGGTTTCTCAGGGGTTTTGCGTACTTGCTTACCCGATTCATCAATAGGCTTTGGTATGTTACTATCAAGATCAACCTTAATACCTAATTTCTGAGCATTAACCATAAGATTGTTTTTCATCTCAGCATTCTTTCCCTGTTGTGCAGGAGTCATGTCTGTGAACCTTTGAAATTCGGTCATCCATCTATTCTTGTCCCATTCTGCCTGAACTTTTTGTAATCCAGATGGTTCTTCTTTTGCTTCAGAAGTTATTATTGCCTTTATTTGTTTTTCCTTATCAGCTATCTGTTCATTTAAAGCCTCAATCTTAGCATTACGAATCGTCTCCGGCACATCTGTCTTGCCTTCCCATTTCTTAACTAACTTCTTTAAAGATTCAGTGTCATTATTTAACTTATTGACTTCAGGAGTAGATACTCCTTCTGCTTCAGTTGCATCAATTTTATCCTTTAATAATTTCTGCTTGTCAGGGGGGAGTTCACTTTTTTCTATTGCTTCCGTAAATGGAGCGGGGTTTTTCTTAACTTCTCCTGAGACAACTTTTATGTCAGCAAGTCCATCAATGGTATTAGCAGTCATTTCTTGTGCTGCTTTCTTTTGCAAA